AGAGCTAAACCCTAACGGCGTTGAAGTGGGCGCTCGTCGAGGCCTGATTACATCCGGTGGGGGTAGCGCGACATTACTACAAACAACGGCCAATGATGCCGTATCTGTTGAAATGCAAGAAAAGCTAAGAGAAATGGTAGCCATTGGAGCTAGGCTTGTAGACCAAGGCGGTCAAGCGGAGACCGCAACGGCTGCTATGTTGCGCCATGCTAGCACTAACAGTGTCCTGACAAACGTAGTACAAAACGCTTCATCAGCGATGGAAAAAGCTTTAGATTGGGTTGGTCTTTTTATGGGATCAAATAGCCCTGCAATTTATCAGATTAACGATGATTTCTACGATAAAAGTTTAGACGCAACTCAAGTTATGGCAGCTATCCAGTTATATGATAGAGGTGTTATTGCGAAACAAGACCTACAAGAAAATGCTAGAAATACAGGCATGATTGATCCTAGCAGGACAAATGAAGATATTAATGCAGATTCAGAAGATACTAGCCCGATAGATGAGTAGCAGGCAGGGAATGATTGACGCTGTTACATTGCGTCATATCTTGCTAGAGCGCTTTGCAAAAGGAGAGGCTAGGCGACTCTCTAAGAACTTCAAAAAACTATCGGCTGCCATTAATAAAGAAATTCAAATTGACTTTAACAAAATGAAGCCAGTGGCGCTCAGTAAAAAGACATCAAAAATAAGTCAAATATTTTTTCAGGCATACGGTGAAAGTCTCGTTGAGGCGCTTGGATCGTTTGCCGCTAAAGAGGCTGAATGGGCAGGCCAGTTAGTATTAGCCACAACAGCAGCAGTTGCATTTTCTCCTGTACCACAGAAGAAGTTATTAACAGCAATTAACGCGAAACCAATGCAGCTTCTAGTAGATGGCAAGATAAAAAAAGTCACTGTAGAGGAAGCAATAAAAAAGTTTACAGTTTTCCAGTCTAAACAAGTCGGCCAGATAATAAAAGATGGATCTCTTAATGGCGTAACAACTCAGCAAATATCAAAACAAATAACCGACCTCATTCAAAACAGAACACGCCAGCAGGCCTTAACTTTAGTTAAAACCATCACAAATCACACAGCAACTCTAGCGCGTGAAGCTGCCTTTAGTGAAAACACTGATATTTTGACTGGTTGGCAATGGGTATCGACTTTAGACTCTAAAACCTCCATGACTTGTGCAGGCTTGGATGGTAAAAAATACAAAGACAACCAATCACAAAGCAAGCCGCCGATCCATTGGGGGTGCAGGAGTGACTGGATAGCTGTGGTCAATCCTGAGTTTGATCTAGGATCTGAAATTGATGGTGAAAGGGCTACTGAGAATGGCCCTGTATCAGCTAAATTAACCTACGGCGGATGGTTAAAGAGCCAGAATAAAGCAGTACAAGTAGAGGTGCTAGGGCCTACCCGCGCAAAGCTATTCCGCAGCGGTGAAGTCTCGATAGGTAACTTCACAGATAAAGCAGGCAGCATATTAGATTTAAAACAGTTAGAAGCAAGAAACTCACTTTCTTTTAACTAAGCACAAAAAAAGAGTTGATCCGAAACCGCTGTAAATGGGCGGTTTTTTTATGTAAAAAATTCAGCCTGTGGCTGTTTTCCTTGTGGGAGTAATAAGATGGAATTAGAAGAAGCTTTAACACTTATCGAAACACAGAAGTCATTAATTGAATCTAGCAGTTTAGAATTTGCAGCAATAAAAGCTAAAAATGAAGAGTTGTTAGGGGAAACCAAAAAAGCAAAACAAAAAGCAAAAGATGAAGCTGAATTAGCTGTCAAGTCTCAAGCTGAAAAAGCTGAACGAGAAAACGACCACCAGCAACTTCTGACTATTGAGAAATCAAGATCGGAAAAGCTAGCGGCTGAAAATGCGGCTACGACAGTAGCGTTGAAAGAGGCGATTCAAGGTTTTGAAAAGTCTACTCATCAACGTAAAGTTAGTGATTACGGGGTGTCTTTTGATCCTGTAAGTGCTTTTGCTTTAAGTGACTTATCGCAAAGACTCGCCGCCAGAACAAAAATGGTTGGTGATGATATGCGTGTTCTTGATTCATCAGGAGAATTAACTAATCTATCTCTAGAAGACCTAAAATCAGAAATTAGCGCCAGTGGCGAAATTGCTCATTTAGTCAGAGGAAACCAGTCAAGCGGCGGAGACTCATTAGGAGGCTCACAAACTGCTAACAACCCAACAATGACCAGTGTGCAAAAGATTGCATCCGGTTTATCCAAACTTTAAAAAAAGGTAATTTAACATGGCTACACAAACATTAGTAGAAGCAAAAAAACTCATTAATAACGAAATAGTGGCAGGTGTTGCGGAAGATATTATTACGACTAACCCTATCTTCTTGTCTCTGCCCTACACTAGCTACGACGGTCAAGCAATGCTTATCAACCGTGAAAATGCGTTAGGTAATGCCCAGCACTTAGCTGTCGGTGCTGCAATAACAGCTAAAGCTGCTGCAACATTCACACAAGTGGCGTTTACTGCTGTCACTACTATCGGTGATGCTGAAATGAACGGCTTAGTTGGCGCTCAATCTTCATCTGCTGGAGTGGATCAATTAGCGATAGAAATTAGCTCAAAAGCTAAATCAGTCGGTCGTTTATTGCAAGCTGGTATCGCAACTGGTACAGGCGTATCTCCAAACATGAATGGCTTGCCCGTTCTTGTAGATGCCACACAATTTACAGCGGCATCTGCTGGTCAAGCAATATCTTTCACGTTGTTAGATTCGCTTTTAGATTTAGTTAAGGCTAAAGACGGTCAAGTTGACTGGATCATGATGCCTTCACGTACTTTACGTGCGTACAAAGCATTGGTTCGCGCTCTAGGTGGAGTCAACGAAGTTATGACTTTTACTATGCCCAACGGTACAACTCGTAACGTCAGCGTTTATGAAGGTATTCCAATTTTTCAGAATGATTATCTTTCAGTACTTGAGACGGCAAACGGAGCGGCCATAGCCGGAGGGGCATTAACGTCTGTTTATGCTGGTTGTTTCGATGATGGCTCACAAAAAGTTGGCGTATCTATGATTCATCCATCTGGTACTCCAGCAGGTATCGCAGTAGAGCAAGTTGGTGTAGCTGAGACTAAGGATGAAACAATTGTGCGAGTCAAATCTTACTCAAACTTTGCATCATTCAACCGTCGCGGCATTGCACGCTTAACTAGTATCAATAACTAAGATGGCTAAGACCAAATCATCAACAGTTAAGGTGCAAGCTATTTATGACAGCGTTATTTATGACGCTATGAATTTATGGGGTGTTCCTTTCAACTTAGAAGGCGGGTTTTACATTGCTGATGTTAGCAGTGAGCTTGCAAAAGAGTTGATAGATGCTGGGCGGGTAATCAAGCTGTAAATTTTTACTGTTACCTCCTAGAAATAGGGGGTAATGGTAAGAAAAAACAAATAACAGGGGTAAGTAATGGCAACAGTGGTAGAGACGGGCGCAGGCCTTACAAACAGCAATTCATATATTAGTGATACCGCCTTTACAGCCTATGCTGTTTCAATGGGGGTAACTGTAAGTGGTACGGCTGCTATTTTACTGCTGAAAGCGAGTGTTTATGTGGAGGCTTTGCCTTTTATAGGCACAAAGAAAACCAGCGATCAATCTATGCAGTGGCCTCGCAATTCTGCCACGGTCGATGGCTTTTTAACGCCGTCAGACGTTATACCTAAGCTATTAAAAGATCTTCAGTGTGAAGTGGCTATTGCAATTGATGCCGGTGTAGATCCTCTTGCTGATGTAGGCCGGTCTGTTAAGAAAGAAAAAGTAGATGTAATTGAAATCGAATATCAGGCTAATTCCGCTGCTTTTCCATACAATCGTAAAATATTAGCTATAGAGAAAAAACTCACAAATTCAGCTTTTCAGGTGTCACGAGGATGAGTTTTTATTCTGAACTTGCAATTACTGCTACAAAACTTTTAACAGAAAAAGGTGAGCAGGCTGTTTTTACAAGACGGACAACAGGAACATTTGATCCAGTAACAGGGACAAGCAGTGGTGATACCGTTTCAACATTCAATGCGAAAGTTTACCCTTCAACCTTTTCGGTTAATCAGGTAAACGGTGAATCGATCTTAATGGGCGATAAAAAGTTGATTATGCAGGCGGGTAATAAGCCGCAAATTAATGACAAGGTAACTATGTCTGGCAAGTTTTCAACCGTGGTTAGTTTCTCGTCTGTTGGTTTGACCAGTGACGAGGTGATCTATGTCGTTCAAACTAGATCTTAAAAACTTCAACAAAAAAACAACACGTATAACCGAGCAAGTATTTAGAGGGACTGTGATAGGCCTCTTTAATAAAGTGGTATTAAGAACACCAGTAAAAACAGGTCGTTTAAAAAAAAGCTGGCGACCAACAATTAACAGCCCATCAAAAAGCTCAAAAAAAGCAAGCCCTGACGCAATTGTGACGACAGTATCAAAAGCTAAATTAGGAGACTCTGTTTACTTGGTAAACAACTTGCCTTACGCACAAAAAATAGAGGCTGGCAGCCCCAATGCTGGCTCAAGCAAACAAGCGCCTGCTGGCATGGTTAAAGTCACTGTCGCTGAGTATCAAAAAATAATTAACGAGATTATAAATAAAGAAAAAGGAGGGTTATAAATGTCGGCGTTTACAGATATATCTGCTGCATTAGATGCTAGAACAAACTCTCTTTCACTGCCTACGGCTTGGGAAAACATAGCCTTTCAACCCGTGACAGGAACGCTATATATCAGGCCGACGTTAATGCCAGCCGATACAGTACAGGCGGGTCTAGGTTCTAGCGGGTTAGACGAGCATCTAGGCATTTATCAAATAGACATATGTGCCAAAGCGTCTACTGGAAAAGGAGAGGCAACCATCAAAGCTGATGTGATTGCAGACCATTTCAAGCGTGGCCTTGTCCTTACTTATAATGGCGTCAATGTGCGCCTATCAAAAACCTCACGCGGTCTAGGGAAACGCGACGAGGCGTGGTACGTCATCCCTATCTTTATCACTTATCAATCATTTATTACACCGAGGTAACATTTCATGGCTATAGCTTCAGGATCAAGACACTCTATGGGCTTTATAACGGAGGCAGCATTTGGAGTCACTCCAAATAACCCAGCGTTTAAAGCATTGCGGCACGTTTCAACAACTTTAGGGCTTTCCAAAGAGAGCCTTCAATCAAACGAGTTAAGAGCAGACCGACAAATTGCAGATTTTAGACACGGCAACAAATCCATTACAGGAGACATTGGCGTAGAACTTTCATATGGAAGTTTTGATGACCTTTTAGAAGCTGTTTTAGGCGGAACATGGGCTGCTGATACTCCTTCAGCAGGTATAGCACAACTTAAAGCTGGCATTGTTCGCAGAAGCTTTAGTATTGAACGCCATTTTGAAGATGTTGATCAGTATTTGCGTTTTACAGGTGTAAATTTCAACACTCTATCGCTATCAGTTGCTCCTAATGCAATGGTCACAGGTACGCTAGGCATGATGGGTAAAGGTATGACGACTTCAGCCACTGCTCTTTCTGGAAGTACGTACCCAGCAGCTACAACCACTTCACCGTTTGATAGCTTTACTGGAACAATCAATGAGAATAATTCAGCTATTGCAATCATTACCGACCTATCTCTTAACTTAGATAACGGCATGTCTACCACTTACGTTGTAGGTTCTAGTGAGACTTTAGATCCTAGTATTGGCCGCTCAAATGTCACTGGTTCAATTACAGCTTATTTTGAAAATACAGTGCTTTTGAATAAGTTTGTGAATGAAACAGAAACAAGTATTGATTTTACTTTGACTGACGTTGCTGGCAACACATACTTCTTTGATTTGCCCCGTATTAAATACAACAGCGGTCAACCTGATGTGACGGATGAGAATCCAGTGACAATCACGTTTGATTTTCAAGCGTTGAGAGACACAACAACAGCTACCAACATTCTTATCCAAAGAAACCCAGTATAAGAAAAAACCAAGGTGGTCGCATCAAGTGGTGCGGCCTATTTTTCATTTTAACAAGAGATAACTATTATGGATATTAACCAACTATACACAGCCGATGCGCACGAAGCTGGAGCAGAATGTAGGATTGTAAATCCAGCCGACGGTAGCGACACTGATTGCTACATCACTGTTATCGGTATTGATTCAAAAAGCTTTAGGGCAGAGCAACGAAAACGTCAACGTAAAGCATTGGATGCAGTACGAAGCAATAAGCCTATTCCCGATGATGAATTTGGTTTACTGGTTGAGTCTTGCACTGGCTGGCGCGGCTTTAAGAACGAGAAAAAAGAATGGCCGTTTACAAAGAAAAACTTGATGGCATTATTTGAAAATAGCCCGTTAATAGCAGATCAAGTAGATAAGTTTATTGCTGATCGTGAAAATTTTACCAAGGGCTAGTTGAAGAACTAGTCGAGTTTGCTGAATCTCAATACTGGCTGTACGGCCACGAAGAAGGCTCTAAGATCAGCCGGATAGATAATTTACAGCAAGTTGAAAAATCATTAGGGCGAAAGCCA